TGCACGGTACTTACGTGGCATTGCTAGGATGATATCCTGCATAACTGCAGGTGTCCATGCATTGTTTGTAACAGTTACGATTGATTCGTGAGCATCGGAGCTATCAGCTTTAACCTTTGATACGAAACCTTCCATGATTGAAAGGAAATTACCTGTTGAACCGTCACCATTAATGGCAAGGTCTTCAATGTCGTTAGCGAAAGCTGTAGTCATCAAGCGAACTAGATGATCTTCCAATGCTCCACCTTCAATATTATCTTCAAGTGCTTCTGTTGAAACTTCCCAATCCAGACGAATCTTCTTGGTTGTAAGTTCAACCTTAGAGAATGTTGCACCTGCATTTGCGAATGTAGGTTGTGCCTGTGCTGCTGCACGGATGACACGCTCTCCAACGTTTACCTTTTCAAGTTCCATTGTGTTAGCACGCATTGTAACTCTACGGCCATCTTGAGCTAGTACAGTTGCATCCCATACGTAATCAATAAAGCGACGAGCCTGCTCTGGTAGTAGAATACCGCCTGGAGTTCCAGATGGATTTACTGCGTTTGGTCCAGAAAAATCTCCAAAGTTTGCTGTTGCAATGTTACCCATTACGAGTGATGGAGAAAGATTTCCTGCTGGTCCTTGTGCTGTCGCACCTCCGATTCCACCTGATACGGCAACGCCGTCACCAGTTGGGTGAGAAAAAGACTTTAGGATCTCTGTGTTATTTTGTTCTGACATATTGTTCACCTCCTAGTGATTTTGTTTTAGTTAAATAGGTCGGAATTTTTGAGGAAACGTCCGCCCCATAGGGATTTCTGAATCACTTTAGGTGATTCCTGTACAATCTCGCCGAGATCGCCAGACTTGCGGAAAGCGGTATCTGCAACTACGGCATCTACGGTCTTTCCAAACTCGTTAAAGTTTCCCTTAACTTCCTTAACTTCATTTGTTACGGATTCAAGAGACTTTGTGATTGCATCAACATTAGCCTGCATTGACTTTACTGTTGCTGCTAGATCGCTCAAGGCATTAGTTACAGAGTTTTGAATTTCAGAAACTGCCTTGGCAACTTCTGCTGTTGCTGATGCAACCTCAACGATTGCTTCGTCAGTCTTCTCTGTTACTTCTTCAATAGAAGGAGCACTACCCTCTTCAACAACTGCATCTGACTTTTCGGCTACAATATCTTCTGTAACTTCTAGTGACTTTGCAACTGCCTCAGCAGGAGCCTCTGGAGCAACCTCAACTTCGTTAACTACTTCTACTGCTGGTGCTTCTAGCACATCAACAGACGATGTTGTTTCTTCTGTCATAGGATTATCCTCCTTTGCTATCTTAATTGTTCTAATGCCTTTTGCACTATCAACTAAGAACTTTATCATATTTGTTTTTTCTGAATCATTTTTTTCAACAAATCCAATATTCTTCATTTCTTCACCTGAGATTGGGCTAAGTTCTGTCTCATTTTCTGAAATTGTAACAATACCAGATTCAGCATCCCAGAATACATTTTCAACAATTGTATCTGCAGATGAACCTGTTATTGTATTTACACCGTCAACTTTTTCAACTGACATGATGTTTGCAAATTGATTAGCAGGGGAATCAACAAGACTCAACTCTACTAAATCATATTCTTTAATAATTCTAATTGGCTTATCTGATTTTTCATCAAAACCATCATCCCATTTATTCATACGGCCACCAATAGAAAAACCAGTATAAGTTCCATCTAGAACCTTTTCCCAGGCATCTTGTGCACCCTTTGAAATATAAGCGGAGACAAAAACGCCTTTATAAAATTTCTTTGTCTCTGGATCAAAATACTTTTCTTCTTTAAATGAAATCATTTTACCAACAGCTGATGGTTGATGCATCTCACGAATATTACCACGGAACTTAGCAAAAGCATCCATAGAAGCTTCAGTAGTTACAATATCATCTTGCTTATCTAGGTTATCTAAAGATGCAAAACCAGAGACAATTCTACGGCCTTCATCAACTTTTGTGAGTGGCATAGATAGGCGAACGCTGTCGCCATTAGTAGTCCAGTGTGCTTTATTTATATTCATGACGATTCTATTATACCAAACCTTTTACAACATTTCTCAGTTATTGAGACGCTCTACCCTCACCCTTTGGATTACGTCCAGTTGTTGTTGCTGGTCCATCAGATTGGCTATTTGTTCTTGCTGTATCTCTTGCTCTATTGTCTGCAAGATTTGAATTTGCATCTGCTGCTTGTCTTGGTGACATAACAAAAGGAGTATCGCCATCTGGATGTTGAGGAAGACCTATCTCTTCACGAGCTTCATTTGGCATCATAATTTGAGTTTTTACATATCGTTCAAGGATTTGTGATTGAGTAATCTCATCTGTAAGTGTAAGTTCATTAAACTTTAACTCTAAAATATCTGTTTTTTCTTTAATAATTTTACTAATGACTTTGTTTAAGTGTCCCTGTGCAGGTCGTGAGACTTGCTCTTTAAATGTACGGTCTTGTGCAATTGATGCTGCTATTGCTGCTGAGTCAGTACCGCCAAGTTTTGAAATTGGCACTTGGTGAGCAACAAGAATATCATCACGATTTTGCTTACGGTATTCTTTAAATGAACCATCCTGAATACCATTTTCAATTGGCTCCATTTTAAACTCAACTTTGTTTTGATCGGTATCTCCAGGAAGGGGGATGTACAGGGTTCTGTGAGACTGAGCCTTAAGTCCTGTCTGCAAGAAACGGAACATCTTATCTTCTGCCTCATTAGAAAGCTTGGCTCCCTTAAGAGTTACAACATAACGTGGTACAGCTTTGTTTTCAAAATAATCAATATTGTATTGAGATGCAAGTTGATCTCCAAGTAGTGATGGGATTGCTGCAACAATATCAGGGATTCCATAGTAAGTGTTTAGTGGTGAATATTCTTTAATATGAATAATTTCATTTGGTCGTGGATCTGCTGTTACTGGGTTTGAATTTGTTGCACCAAAGTTACGGAAATAAACAACTTTCTGACCAATGATTTGCATAAAGCCATCACGCAGGCGACGAATACGAACTGTTGTTGATGGTATATGACCAACATATCCAATATCTCCATTTACTGTACGACCAACTTCAATAAAACCATTTCCAGTTGCTTCAACATCAGTATAAACTTTTTCCATTGTCTTTGTAAATGAATCATCATCATTAAGATTTTCAAGCCAGTCCCGCATTTCAAGCTTCATTCTTTCAATACGCTTTCGTGCTTTATCTGTAGCACTTTGTTCTTTACCTTCAAAACTTAGCATTGCACGATCTGTTACTTCAAAAGAATATCCAAGACCAACAATATTTGCTACCTTTGCATCAATAGCAGCATGGTTAGCAAATGAAGTATCATAAAAATTTGCAAGTTCATAAAGATTATAAGGAGGAGTGATTACATCAAATAGACCGTAACCATTTCTATATACCGTTCCAGGATTAATTGCTTTTGATCCAGCATCTAAACCTGATGGTGTTACATTAGCTGAGTCTGCATATGCTTGAGTATTTACATCTACACCTGTTGATCCAAAAGCATACTCTGCTTTGCCAAGATTTCTTGTTGTTCTACGACGAAAGTTTTGATCTAGTCCTGTAAACTCTTTAAGCATATCCCAAGATTTATTAAATGGATCTTGTTCTTTAAAAAGGCTTTCCCGCTCTTCTTGAGTATTTAAACTTGCAGAAATATATGTATAATCAATATCCTCACTCATCAAATGCCTCTCTTCCAGAAATGTTAAGTGTCTTTTGTGCTGCTCGCCAAGCACCTAAATCATTCATTGAAGGAATCAAGCCATTAACCATACGGTCAATCTGTTCTGAGTGTTGTTCATCTGAAATTCGTGTTAGGCCAGGAACAAATACGGCTTCACCATCTCCTGGATCACCATAATGTTTTGCTGCACTTTTAAGTTCCGTAATTTTAGAAAAATCATTACGCATAGATTCAATATTTAGAACATTACCTTCTCCGTCAGTAAACCACTTGCCTGTAGACTTTTTATACACATATAGCCCCCAGTCATAGTTTTTTTCAATAACCTTTCTGCGTACATTTCCTACAATAGGCAGACCAGTCTTTTGATTAATTAGCGGATTATTTACATTGCTCATAACCATAAGTATACCATAATGATGCTATAGTGAACCACTACTAACCATTAATAGAGTTTAATCTCACAGGCATCAGTTGAGCAATATGCTTCTCCTTCAGCTTCAAGATTTTCCACGCCATCATAAATAGCAGACCAGTCAATCTTACCAATTGTGCCTACATATGCGTTGTATTCTTCTCTTGAGATTTCGCTATATGGTTGCTGTGGATAAACCTTATCTCCCATTGGCAAGAATGATACAGCCTTTAGCTGTCCTTCATACATATTAAGTGCTGG